AAGAGTCGGCACTTTTTTTGTGTCCGATACTACCGTCAGATACTTCTTATCCATCCATCCTGTCGGCTCTCCGTTAAGACCAATCAGAGCATAGACTCCATCACTTGACACATCCTGCACTCTAAACTTAGTTTTGTACACAAAGCTCAGAGGCTTTATATTGCCCTTAAAAGCGGCGTTAGACTTTACAGTGACATATTTCCCTATCTCGATGCTAAGATCGATTTTAGAGGCATTCTGCGTTGCTTGAGAGGGTTTCTGAGTATTTCCTGCACTTGCGGTATGTGTTTTATACCAGCAACTTGTCTTTGCCGGGTAATTAATAAAGCACACATCGCCGTCAACATCTCTGCCGTCTATGCTTGTTATGCCCCACTGCCACATTGTTTGCCCATAGTCATATCTGCTCGGATTGTCGGGAGATCCTGTCCAGTGAGCAAGCCATATGTCGTACTTGCCGACAAGCTCAGACTTGTTGTAGTAAGTTTCAAGCCAAGATGGATTTGCGTATATACCCGATGGCAAGCCTGCTTTCTCGACCATCTGACAAAAGTATTTTGCCATCTCTGTGCGTTCTTCGTTTGTCAGATGGTCGATCTGTGCCTGCTCCTCCATATCGAAGAACACGGGATATGACGGCTTCAAGCCTTTCAGTGTGTTTATGCAGGCTTTAACTTCCTTGCGGAACTCTGCATTCTTTACAGCTTTTACATACCAGTAACAGCCGTAAGGTATCTTGTACTTTTCGCACTGCTCAAGGTATCTGCGGAAGTATGTATCATCGTCCGAGCCGATGCCTGCTCTGAGGATAACAAATTTAACGCCTGCCTTTTTTATCTTGGCAAAGTCTATATCCGTCTGAGCTCTGCTGATATCTATGCCTTTAATTTTCAGAGCCATTGCCGTTTCCCCCGTTGCCGCTGTCAGCAAGTCCTTCGCCGATGATATAGGCGATGACTGCCGCTCCCGACATTATGCATCCGCTCACGGTATTTGCAGTTTCTTCTGCACCGCCGAATGCGATAATCAGACCAGTAACAAAGCCTGCAATCGCAAGCCACAGCTTTCTGCTTGTAAGTTTTCTTTTCCAGTTAACTTTCATTTTACTTCCCTTTCCTCAAGATCGGCAATCCTGTGATTTGCCACCTTGATTTCCTCATCGATTACAGCTTCTCGCTGTTCCAGTTTATAAACCCGGTCGATAACTTGATTGTGCTTATCGACCTTTTTTTCAAGCTGTTCTATGCGGTATGTAGTCAGTTTCGCACTTGCAAGTATGCCGATTAATGCTCCTGCAAGTGAAAAGCATCCCGATATCACAGCATTTATCACTGTTATATCCATAAAAATCTCCCACTGCGTTTTTTCCTAAGTATAACACAGTGAGAAATTTTATGTGGCGTTTTTACTTCAAGTCACACATTTTTTCGAGGAGCAAGAAGTATGGGCAGCTACCAAATCCGCAATGCCCCTTGCTTTTGCAAACGTTTTTTACCCATCTTTTGCACACTGTCCGTGTTTCAAACGAGAATTTTGCGTTTATCCCGGTAGCAAAACCGTTGCAGTAAACGCTTGTATCTCCGCTTGCTTTAAAAAACGGACACTCCATCACACGAGCCATCTGCTGTTTTTTCTGCTGTTCCACCTCACACCTCCAGTGCCTTGATACCGAGAGCATACTCGATATCTATTCCCCTGCTTTTAACTGCTTGCATCAGCATTTCTTCGCCTGTTTCCAAGTCTGTAAAGCCTCTCGCCTTGCTTATGCCTGTACTGCCTGCGTATCTGCCAAACTCGATAAGCGATTCTTCGACAGCCTCGTTAAACTTCTTGAGCCTTTCGTTTCCGAAGCCATACAGCTTGTTTAAAGCAAGTGCCGTGCAGATCCTGTACACTGCGACCACTTGTTGCATCTCGCTATGTGCAATTGCCGTCTGTACGTTTGCTTTGCTTGTCATTGTGCTTCCTGCGATATGGGATTTCATTCTTTCGCCTCCCACGCACCACAAGTAGTTTTCGTAAGTAGTGTCGGATCGTTTTTCCAGTTTTTCCACGGCTGAAAGACGCATTCGCTTTTAAAGCACTTGTTGCACTGATAGCAAGCGTGAAAATCGCCGTTTTTTTCTTTCTTCTCCTCCTGCTCGTTCATCAGCTTGCATATCTCGTGTTCGATGTACCACTTAGCCTTCTTCAAGTCTTCGGCTGTATCGCCTTTCTTGCCAGCTCGGAGTATGTACTTGACGGCATTGCCAAGATTAAAGCCAAGCTGATAGTCATCGATGATATCTATTGCTTCGTACTTGTTGCCTTTGTAGTGTTCGGGGTGATTAATTTTCTCCATTTTCGTTTCCTCCTGTGATTATCTCTGAGTACGGCAGACTTTCTACCCATTCGCAGAATGTGTGCCATTCATCAAGTTTATGATCTTTTCGCCAACGGTACATTCCTGCAAGCACTTCGTAGTTAAGCTGTACCGTTGCCCTCTGATTGTAGCTTTCGGGTAATAACTCAATCAACGCTCTCCAGTATTTCTTCTCTTTGGTTTCGTTGTATTTTTCTCTCAGATTGTTGCAAGTGTTCTGCACTGTGACAAAGCAAAGCATTGCCCCAAATCCAACCTCCTTGCATCCCTCGCAGGAAAAATCCTCGTTTAAAAGCTCTACGCTGTGTATCTTGTGCATCTTACTGCAAGAGTTTCTGACCGTTCCGACTTTGTATGTGTCATATTCAGCCCACCAAAACATTGGAGCGGTTATGTCACAAGTTACAGTTATCATCCTGCGGTACTTTGCGTGTACCGATCCTGCCTTTGCAAGCTGTTTCATCAGCTTTAAGTCGTTATTGCCGATAAAATCTTCGACATACTTTCCGTTATCACGAATGATTGTTTTGCAGTCACTATCGCTTCTATCCCAACTATTCATCGGATTTCTCATCCCTCTGATTGCCGCTTCGAAGCCGTAAACCTCTGTGTTTTCAATCTTAATCATTTCTTATCCTCCTTTGCCTTTTGAGCCTTATGCTCGTTTCGTAATTGTAGAAATTGAGCCACTTCATATTGTGCCGTTTCTCACGGTTAGATGCATTCCGAGCATTCTCTGCTATGTACTTCTCGCACTCGCTGTGGCATTTCGGATGCCTGTTCGGGCATTGATAGCATACGCTCATTCGCTGTTCTCCTCGTCCATCTTCGCTCCGCAATTGTAGCAGTATTTTGTTTCTTGGCAGCTAAACATTCCGCAAGCCGAGCATTTGTAGCAGATAAAATTCTCTAATTTTCCTGCCAGTGATACTCTGTCGCAAACATCTGCTTCCCAATGTCCGTGCCTTACTGGCTCTACATCTGCGGATGGCGTGTAATCCAGAGCTTTCAAAAGCAATGGGTTTGTTGTGATAAACTCTTTTACCCAAGTCTTGAGGATTTCTTTTTCAAAATATTCAGCCATTCGTTTCGCCTCCTATCAACTCGAGATTATCGTAGATGTTGCCGATAACCTCAATAAACGCACCTGTTTCCTCCATATCTACCCAAAGCAGAATATCCGTGTTTGCGTTCGCTCCACTAATTCTCATCAACTGGAAGCCCCAATTATATTCGCCATTTGGATTTCCGAAAAGTACAACCGCCGTAAAAGCACAATCAACGTTAGTGTCTGTGCATTTAACGATGTCTCCCTCAAAAATCTTCTTGCCGTTCTTATCTGTCAAGCCTGTGTACTGACCTACGGTTTCGGGAGCAACTGCGTACATTACTCTCTTCTCGGATGCAATTTGTGGAAACCCACCACACTCACCGGCAAAGCCACCATACACCCACGTTCCACTGATTACAAGTTTCGCTCTAAATAAAATTTCTCTCATCGTTTCCTCCTGTAGTCTTCCCAAGCCATCGTCACTCTGTGGCTGCTCTCAACAAATCTGCTGACAATCGCCGAAGCCGTTTCCTTGTCACCTTTTGCCGAGAGCCTGTCTATCAAAGCCGATGTCTTGTAGTTTGTTGTGATTATTGTCGGAAGCATCGCTTCGTATCGCTCGTTGATGATGTTATACAGCACAGATACCGACCACTCTGTAGCCTGTTCCTTGCCCAAGTCATCAATCGTCAGCAGATCGACCGTCTTGTACACGCCGACAACTTCTTCCTCGCTTACCGTGCTGTCTTTTTGATAGCACTGCTTGATATCCGACAGCATATCGATTGATGTTTTGCAAACAACCGGGACACCTTGCTGTATCAGTGCAAGCGATATTGCAACAGCAAGATGTGTCTTGCCTGTACCGCAAGAGCCTTCGAAAAGAAGCCCTTCGCCGTTCGCTTTGTGTTTATCCCAGTTATGTACATACTCAACAGCGATGTCATAAGCCTGCTCGTTTTCGCTTGTCAGCTTGAAGCTGTCAAACGTTCTCGATAAAAACCGCTGTCTGATTCCGCTTTTACCAAGTATGCTGTCAATCTTCTGCTTGCGTTCTTCCTGTGCTTGCCGCTCGGCTTCCGCTTTTTTCTGTTCCTCTTGTTTCTTTTCCCATCTCTCCCAGAATGCTTTGCTTTGCTCACAATCGCATCTCTGTGGTTCGTTCAGCCTCCATACCAGTGCCTTGCCTGCAAGCACTATGCATTCGTGATACAGCGTTTTACCGCAATACTTGCAAGTCTTAGGCTCAGGTATCGGATCAGAGCTTGGTATGCCAAGCTCAAGTATTTCTTTGCTTGTGTAGATGACTCCGTGATTATTCCGACAACCATCGCTTGTAGTCATCGGTATTGTTCCATCCGTCATCGTCTTCATATCCTGCATTCTTTTCTTCCTCTGTGATTCTCTTTACCCGGTCTTTTATCATCCACTCGCCTATGGTAGTGATGCAGTCCATATTGCTGACACCGTTCTTCTTGCTCCAAGCAATAAATCTTTTCTTGTATCTCTCGACTTGCTCTCTGCCGTACAGATTTACAAGATTTTCCTCGCAGACTCCGCTCGTAGTAGTAGTAGTGTTTATTTTTTTACTTTTTTTACTTTTTTCCATTGAGTCCAGTTTGCGTTCGGCTTGCATTCGTTCTGCGTTCGGTGAGCATTCGTTTTGCGTTCGGTCTTCTTGGTAGTCACCATAGTTAATCACAGTGATAATCGTATATCGAGCGTTCGGTGAGCGTTGTATTTCGCCTGATGCTTCAAGACGTTTTAGTGCTTTGTAGATTGTATCTCGGCTGTAGCCTAAATCTTGGCACAAATGAGAGATACTTGTAATCACTTGTCCTCGCTCAATCGTTTTATCTCTCCACGTCTGAGGCTCATAATTTGCTGTGAGCAACAGATGCAGAAATACTCGAAACGTAACCTCATCGGAATACCACCGCCAACCGAGTATTTTCCTGTGTAAGCGTATATAACCGCCTTTAAGTCTGTCCATAGCTTATCACCATCAGAACGGATAGTCATCTTCGGGAGCATTGAAGTCAGGATTGCTTGAATTTGCAGATACAGGAGCAGAAGTGCTTGCCACAACCGCCGTAGACGGCGTAGAATGCCCCGTATTTGCGTTGTTTGCCTTCTCACCAGTAAAGTATACCCTGTTCACTAAAAACTCTGTGACGAGCCTCTCAGTGCCGTTTTTGTCGGTATACGTTCTATTCTGTGCTTCTGCATCAAGAAGAATCAATCTTCCTTTGTCGAAAAACTTAGCGATGAAGTCTGCGTTCGATCTCCACGCAACGAAATTAAAGAAGTCGGTATCTCTGTTGCCGTCCGCATCTTTGTATGAACGGTCAACGGCGAGTCTGAATGTGAGAACACTCGTTCCCGATTGCGTTGTCTTGATTTCAAGATCATTTGCAATTCTGCCCATCATAGTTACTCTGTTGTACATAAATCGTCTACCTCTGTTATCGTTATTTCTGTGTGTGGATTCTGTTTATCCACCTTTGCCCTCAGCATCAGCGTTATGTGGCTGAAGCTGTCATCCGCTATAATTCCTGCCGAAGTCAAGCCGTCAAGTATCATCTTTCCGCTGTAGTTATCGGGATCATGCCGTACCTTTGTCGGAAAGCAGTATGTAATCTGCACAACCGACTTATCTATCGGCTGTTTCGGATATGGTCGGCAGGAAAAGCGGACTAAGTCCGCCCATTCCTTTTTGACCTTCTGATATTCCCATGGGGCATTGCGACCGATGAACTTGTTGTTGCTCGGAGGAATTGCTTTAATTCTGTACCGATATGTCATTGTCGAAAAGCTCCTGCTCTGTCACTTCGCCTGTGTTCGTGTCAACAATCGTAGCATCTACATCCACGATATCGTCATCCTGTGCGGATGTTTCCTCCGTTGCCTTCTTCGGTTCTTCAGCCGAGAACGCATTCATCATCTCTACGGACATATATCCGTAGTGCGACAGCAGATTTCTGAGCATCGTCTTAACCGCCATCTTATCAAAATCTGTCTTCCAAGCGGACGAACTGTAGCTGTAACTCTTACTGTACTTCTTAGCGTGTCTTTCGACTTCTTCCCTTGTCCAATACATACTGTGTGTAAAGCCGTTAAGCGTTTCAAGGTATGCAAAGTAGCCGATTACCTTGTCGCTTGTTCTTTCGCCTGAGATATCAAGCTCTCCTGTGAGCTTGCTGTAGCCCTGATATTCGCCTTCGTAGACTTCTCCTGCATTGATATGCTTGTACTGTCCTGTACGCATACAAAGCTGTATCAAGCCTTTGTAGCCAATCTGGAATTGAGGAATACCCTTGTACGCTACCACATATGCAAAGCCTAACTGCTTGTTTATCGGCAGCTTAAGCGATACCGCCTTTAAGCACTCGCCGAAAACAAGTTTCGGCTGACACTGCTGTAAAGTCTTATCACTGTTGTACAGATCGAGAATGCTTGCCGCATAGCTATCTGCGTTTTCGTGCAGAGCATTCTGCAGTATTTTCTTTGTCTGCTCGTTGTCGAGCAGACTCTGCATTATAGCACCCGGTTTCTTCGGCTTGCTTGCCTCCATCTGTGCCTGTGCTGCCTGTGCGATTATGCCGTTTGCGTTTGTAACTGTGTTTGCCATTGTTAAACATCCTTTCTTTCAGATAATCTGAATGTCCTTGTTTTTGTTGTTTTTGAGCAATCCGCATATGCCTGCGGATATTTTTCCTTGAGAGCTTTAGTGTCAACGCTTGTGCGTGAAGACTCTTTGTAGCTTATGTTGTATTTGTTTGTGTAGCCTGTTTCTGCACCGTCAAGATGCAGAATAGCGTTCTGCTTTACTTCGTTCATTGCCTTTTCGATAGCTTTCTTCTGCTCCTGCAGGCTGAGATATCTATCAAAGTTTGTGTCATCTCCGAGTAAGCAAGCTGATTCTTCGACCTCTGTGTGCCACAATGTTCTTATTGTGCTTGCCGCTGAGTCAGAGCCATCAGCTTCGGGTCGCTCATCGGGAACGATGTACTTATTCCAAAAGTCAATTTCCATCTTCAGCAAAGCATCGCCTTCGGCTTTGTCATACGGTATCTCGAACCAGTAAAACGCTCTGCCCATTACAAGCACTGCGAGATACATTTTCTCATATCCCATCACGTTCATATAATGCCTGCACTGGCATAAGTAATTTAGTGGGATTTCGCCGTTCTCAAAGTCGCTTCTCGCATACGCAGATGTTGTCTTGCATTCAAGCCCTGCGTTTTCGCCAACTACCTCACGGTCAACGTTCGCTGTGATGAAATCGTACTTATCGTGAGCGAACATAGCGTTTCTGCGATGTACTCTCTTGCCTGTAGCTTCTTCGAAACGTGATGCGACATACTGTTCAAGATCACGCCCTGTTCTCATTGCCTCGCTATCTTCCTTTTCGGGAAGTCTGCCTGTCTTATCTGCCCACAGTGTCAGTTTACTGCTGTACGGATTCAGACCGCATACTGTCGAGGCATCCGAGCCTCCTAAACCTTTACGGCGATATTCGAGCCAATCCTCTCGGTTCAACCCTACCGTCTTAACTATCACTCTTGACATCGGTTACCTCCTTGATTGCATCGAAAACGCCGCTCAGATAGCTCCGTATTGCGTTGTACTTGTTTGAGAATGTAATTAACTCTCTTTTCGCCTGTGCCACCAAATTTGCTGTTTTTTCTGCACTGTTGGCGATGCTGACTACACTTGTGTAAGTGCTGTCGGCTGATACGTTAAAAAACGCTCTTACCGGGATAGGCTTATCACAATCTTCTGCTTTTACTGTTGCAATAGTGATAGCATTTATGAGATGCCTTGCCTGTCCTTCTCTGTACTTGTTTGCCGCTTTCGAGTCATTCCACTCGAACTCATCGTGCAGAACCGCATCTTCGGCTCTGCTTTCCTCGACAACTCTTGCCGCTGTCAAGTCATTCTCGGCTTCAAGCTGCTCAAACAGCTCTCCTGCCTTCTGAGCATCCGCTTTTATTCGGGATGCTCCTTTCCATTCATAGACCATATTTGACCTCCTGATTATTATTAGGCTTCCAAGCCTGCCTTGCCGAGCCTTAACGCACCTCGCCCAAACACACCTCGCCTTGCCTGCCTTGCCAAGCCCAACCGTGCCATGCCACGCCAAACCTCACCTGCCATAACAGACCGCACCTCGCTATGCCTAACCACACCTTACCTGCCAAGCCACAACGCACCTTACCTCAACTCGCCGTACCTAACCTTGCCTGCCCTACCCTGTCAGACCATGCCTTGCCGAACCGCACCTTACCGTGGCTGCCGTAACTTGCCTTGCCCAACCTTACCGGAACAAGCCTTGCCTGCCTCAATCAACGGCTATGTGGAATGCTCCAAACTGACCATCCTTTTCAACTCTCCATTCGCCCACACCACAAGCGTATCCTCCTGCGTTGATAGCGTTGATTATGTTCTCAAGCGAGAATCCGCTGTTGACATTGTAGGTTAAGTGAAGCTCTGCCCACCAATTGCGGAATTCTCCACGATATCTTAAATCAGCCGTTCCCATACCGATTTTGACCATATCCTCACGCATAATCGGCACATCTGAATGAATTTCAACCATTCCGTTTTCATCGCCGTTTATGAAGAACGCACCACGCAAACCCATCTTGTCCTTGACATATCCGAGTCTGTATGCTGCAGAGATTGCCGCCTGTTTAAACGATGTAGCAGGGAAGCCGAACCTTGCTCCGTCCTTTATTGCCTGCATAAAGGCTTCTTCTGTGCTTTCTTTGGGCTTATCTGTCAGCCAGTACATTGACTGGATAAAATCATCTATCGGATTCTTTGCTTCTTTCTTCTTGCCTTTTGCAAGCCCCATCTGAGCATCAAGCATCATCTTCTTTGCTTTCTCGCTCCAAGCGTGCATAATGATAGGCGTATCACTCTCTATCCTCAGTGTCACTTGCTTTATCTCTATCGGCTTGATTTCAACCGTTTCTGTTTTCTTTGCTGTTGCCATTTTATTTTCCTCCTGTTTTCTTCTGTAAGAACAAGCACTTGCCGCTTGCTCTGTCAAACTTTTTGCATTCATTGTAGCAATGAGCCATACATATAGGCTCATATTTGTAAAACGGGCAGAGGACGAAATTTCCCTTGCCGTTGCCACCGCACCGCTTACATATCGTCTTCGTCATCGGTTAAATCCAAGTCCGTGAAATCTTCACCGTGACAATTCGGACAGCAGCTCGTTTCAAACGTTACCGGGATACCTTGATATTCGCCGCCATCCTGCTTTACCTTGAGCTTGTCCTCACGATTTCCTACCCATCCGCAGATATCACATCTTATCATATTGTTGCCTCCATCATCCTATCAGACTCTATCTGCTCGACAACAAGTGCTGTCAGATACTCCATCGTCAAGCGTTTGCCGTCTGCATCGCCGAATCTGTCCACGATGCGTAACAGTTTATACACCGCCTTGATCAGAGCGGAATGGAATTCTGCATCTGTTACGCCGTCTATCATTTTCTTAACTTGTTCGCTCACTGGAAATCCCTCTCTATGTACTGGCTGAGTCGCTCAATCTTCTTGTGGAGATTGACCCCGAACAGAGCCTTTTCTTCCTTTGTGCAGCAGAAACGCATATACATCTGCGTTACCATTATGTACACATCCGCAAGCTCCTCAATCACATCGGAACGTTTGCTTTCGTCTGTGTACTTTGTCCGTCTGAGTTTTAAGATTGACTTCTCAAGCTCGGACATTTCCTCAAGCAGCATATCTTCCTGTGTCCGCTCACCGTAGGATGCGATTGCACTCTGAAGTATCTCTTTCTCATCATCTGTTATCTGTGGTATTGACATTTTGTCCTCCTTTTTGTTCTCAACTATTCCTCGCAGCACATAATCAACACACGGCAGAGCAACGCCATTGCCCCACATCTTGTATTCTGCACTGTCGCTATGAGGATTCTTGAGCCATTTAATAATTTGATTTCTCGTTTTCGGCTTAGTGCTTTCGCCTACAACTTTTCTGTGCGTTTCAAACGCATTTGCCCACCAAGATATTTCTTCTTCGGATGGATTTTCGCTTTCAAGCCCATCGCACCACCAATCAGGAAAACCTTGCAACCTTGCACATTCTGTAGGCGTTAATCTGCGAACTATGTAGTGATTATCTACCACTCCGTTTTGATAGCCGGGATTTGTGCCGTTTACAATGCAATTGCTCTTTTCTTCAGCAAAAGCTATTGATTCAGCTTTCATCTGCGGATAAAATCCGTAAGCACAAGCGTTCGCTCCTTTTGCAACCATAGTCGGCATCAACTCTTCTTCAATACTGAAATCGTATTTAGCGTTAACACCTTGATTGAATGCAGCTCTGTCGATGCCATAAGCGACACACGGCTCTCCACCATGAGTACAAGTCAGCGTAGGAGATAAATTCTCCATAACATTACAAGCTGACTTGCCACCGCCTTGATCCACACAAAACAAAACTTGATCATTGTTGCATCCTAACGTTGCTGACTTGTTCTCTTGAATCAACGCTCCTTTACCACCGCCCTCACAGCCCGAACGGATTTTTAACGTTTTCGGCGTTTCCAAAACCAACGGCACATTTCCACCGCCTGTACCCATTCGGGAAGTCAAAGCCTGTACGTTGCCATCTTCAGATAATTTAACTCTGCTGTCATTCGGATGGTTTTCTACTGCGATTGCCGCTCTAACGCAATCCGTAGCACATCTAGCAACGGTTTGCCTCGATTGGAAGACCTTCGGAGTATGCCAAGACACGCTTTCGGGCTTAAAAAGTATTTCTGAGGCACATTCCCCTGCAAAATCTGCGACAAGGTAGATACGTTTTCTTCTTTGGGGAACTCCCCAATACTGAGCATCGAATGTTCGCCACGCAACTGAGTAATGCCCCCCCAAGATGCATCCTGACTGTTGCCACTTGTCAGCCGAAGGCACATAAACTTCTTCATCTGAGATTCGGCACATTGCTTCGAGAACGCATCTGAAGTCCTCTCCTTTGTTACTGGAGAAAGCTCCTGCAACGTTTTCCCAAACAGCGTATCTTGGATATATTCCATTTGTCGATTTCCTCATTTCTTTGATTATTCTGACAGCCTCATAAAACAGATTTGATCGAGAGCCGTCAAGTCCTGCTCGTTTTCCTGCAATGCTCATATCTTGGCAAGGACTGCCGAATGTGATGATGTCGACAGGCTCGACCTTGCCACCGTCAATCTCAGCAACATTGCCGTAATGCTTCATATTCGGAAACCGCCTTGTTGTTACTCTGATGGGAAACGGTTCAATCTCTGATGCCCACACTGGCTCAATGCCATTAAGCACTGCACCGAGCGGAAATCCACCGCTCCCGTCAAAAAGACTACCTAACTTCACTTGACAAAATTTCCTTTCGTGTTATACTTGTCTTGTACATTTTCTTTTGCCGTCTTCGGACGGCTTCTTTTTTTGCTCTTTTCTTTGCCATCTGTCCACTCCTTGAGAAAATCGCCGCATACGATGTTATGCTCCAGTATCTGTGCCGCCATTAGCACCAAATTTTGCAGGCTGTTCAAGCAGAAATTTAAC